TCGTATTTGTAAACTGAATGGAAAACTGCAAGTTCCAGATTCCGCTGTCGGCCACTGTGATTCGACTGTTGCTGGCTATTGTCACGCCATTGCTGAAGTCTGTCGTGTTAAATGTGACGGCATAGGCCGTGGTGGTGTTGGCCGCCGTCTGGTCGGTTGAGTCCTGAAACGCCCCGTAGGGGTTGTTCATAAACTTGCCGCCCCTTGGCCCAAACAGTGAGCCAAGGACGGAAGTCAGTTTTCTGGCAAAAATGTTCAGTGCGCCGTTGTTCTCGTTCAAGTTCCGGCGTTCATACACCTCTGGTGGATAACCCAGAGGCGAGAGTGAAGGCGTCTCTAATTGTTGCTTGACATTGGCCATGAGGTGATTATTTCACTTATGCCATGTCTGCGCCTACTTTGCCAACTTCGGCAACCCTGCGACTCCAGCCCTTGCCAAAGGTTGGCCAGTGCGGCAAGTCCATCAGGAATGACAGTCTGCGCTTGCCATAGTCATCAACCAGATCGCCCTCAAATGCCGCCACGGCCTGCAAAGTCTTTGGGCCGATGCCGCCGTCAGGATCAACCCCCACGCACGCTTGCAGCCACTTGGCGGCCCGACCTGGGCCGCTGTTCACCGCCGCATCGAACACCACATAGTCCACGCCAGCCGGTAGCTCATCGCCCTTGACCTTGTCCCAATACTTGGACTTGTACATCGGGCCGACAATCTCGGGGGTCAGGCCGCGCATGGTTTTTTCATCCACCTCATGCCCGACCCACTCCTCCCAGACCTTCTTGGTGACGCCGAGATTGGTCATGCCGCCAGGGTCAGATGGATGGTTTACAAAGCCGCCTTCATGGTGCAGCACTGCGGCCAGTGCGGAGTCAAAGTTTTCTTTCATTTCACTGGCCCTGCCTTAGAGAGTAAATCGGTCTTGGCTTGTGAGCCAGCGGATGATCCAAAGTAATAGGCAATGATGCCCGTCCATGCCGTGCCAAGGCTGCCCAGCATCATCAAGATGGCAGGGTTGCTGTCATCGAGCTTGTTGAAAAACATCAGCGTCATAATCGCAAAAAACCCGACAGTGACAGAGCCAGCCAATATTGGCGGCATCAGGCTGCGGGTGGTGGCCTGCATCTCCCGCGCTGACTTCCTGTCCTCGACCTCCAGCTTTTCAAAATTAAGGCCAAGCTCTTGCGCTTGCTTTTGCAACTCTATCTCAGCAATCTTGACTTGAGCAATTTGCTCTGCTGACAGTTTGTTGTTTGAGATCAGGTCGCCAACCTTGTCGGGGTCAACACCGATGGCCTTGGAGATGGCAGACACTGCCATGCCGGCCAGTGGGCCACCCATTGCCGTGGCAATCGTTGGTGCAATTTGTTTTAGCCAATCCATTACTGCTTACTCCTTGAAAGCATTGTTGCGGCAATTTGCAGCATTGCACGGGTGCTGTCCATGTCTTCGGGCTGGGTAGCCCAGCCGACTGTGATTTGGCCAACAAAGCGCCCAGGCTCTGGCGGCACTGAAATGCGGCATGTGTAGGCCACACCCTTGGCAATATACCAAAGCCCCATCTCACTCTGCGCTGACTTGTACTCACCGCATGGGATCTCGCTGGCCATCAGCTTGACCACATCGGCATTGTTGGCAGCGTTCTGGGTGAACAGGCCGACATCCAGCCCGTCATTCGTTTTGTCCCTGCCGTTCTTTCCGTATGCCCTATACAAAACCCGAGTGCCAAACATTGAATTGACCTTGAAGACCGCCACCACCAGAGCGCCAGATTGCTTAAACAGGTGCGCCGCTGCATCCTCCACCCTGTCCTCTGCAATCGTTGGAATCTTCTTGGACTCCTTGTAAGCTCCAATCAGCAGGTCTTGGTTTGTATATACAAAATACCCCGCAAAGGTCAGCACGGCCATGAGCACCATTGCAAACAGCCGGAACGGGCTGGACACATACGCCAGAATTTTGTCAACCAAGGCAAGGCGTTCATCTGCCATAACTCACCCGCGCTGCTCAAGAATGCCAAAGGTGAAATACCCAATAACCCCAAGAATTGCAAAAAGGACAAGCGTTACCAGCACGATCTCAACGACCTCATCGACCTCTTTCTTGCGCTTTTCAGCAGCCTCGCGCTCACGCCGTGCGTCATGGGCAGACTCAACATCCATCGCCGCTGCTCTGGACTTGATCTTGTTCCAGACATCAATCTTGCCTGACTGCATGAACAGCAGTTGCAACTCGTCCTCAAACCGCTTGGCCTGATCCAGCGCCATCTCAATTTGGATGGCAGTGCCCATGCTGGACTTGGACTTCTTGGCCTGAACAACAGCCTTGCTGGCCGTGGACTTTGCATCGAAGTACTTGCCAAGGACAGGGCCGAGAGACGATACATCATCAACAGTCTTGCTGACCTTCTTGATCAGCGCGACTGCTGCCTGTATGCCTGCTAGGGCCGTTAGAGGATCGATCACGATTTCTTCTCCCGCCACTTCAAGCACCACACCAGCAGCCTATCAGATGACCATGACCACCTAACGCACTCAAAGGCCGGTGCTGGGGCTTGTGCTGCTGGCGGTGGCGGCGGCAGCGCTTCCATGACTACATCAGGATTTTCTTTAGCATCTCAGCGGCAAAGCCTGGGCCAAGCAGCGTCACTGCGATCAGCGCATAGAGGATGTACTCAATGCGGCTCATGCGCTTGCTGCCTGATTCAAACGATTTCTGAATCGCTTGGTAGCGCAGCGCACAGACTTCCTCATGCGTTGCAAGCCGAGCGTCTGTTGCGTCTATTTGGTTCATGGCGCATCAGCCGGTAATGGCGTGTTGCCCTCTGCCAGCCAATTAGATAAATCAGGGTCTGTTAAAAGAATCATTGAAACAGAACCATCAGCATTAGTTTTTATAATACCAATGTTTTTTTCTGCGATGTCTTTGTAGTATTTCCAACCGCTAAAGTTAATCATAATTCTGCCCCAGTAAAATATACATACCCAGCACTATTGTCTATTTGTAAAACGCCTGTGTTTTTATCCGCCGAAACACCAGATGCGAAATTCACATCAATGCCAGCACCATTCATTCCACCTTGGTGCATAGTAAAAGCATTTGGAGTGGATGAACCTCCAGCATAACTTTGTAGAACAAAATGACTTACTGAAGATATTGTCATCCCAGTAACAGTAGCTCTTGTTGGAACTGGGAATGTAATAAATCCTCTACTTGTACTGCTTGAGTTAAACTGCGTAAGGGCGGGAAGAATAGTTCCGGCTGAGTTGTATCTAAAGGCTGGCAGATAGCGTTGGCAAAGCTGTAACTCAGTCCCATACGGGCGGTAATCAAACGATGTTGCTGTTGAACCTTTTTCAAGCTGTACGCCTGTGATGTAGAAGGTAGCTCCGTTTGTGCTGATCAGGTATTGAGCGCCTGTTGCTGAAAACAAATCTCCAGCCCCCCAAGCACCGGCTGTGCCACTAAAACCAGAACCTACGCCTAAGCCAAAACTTATGTACAACCCTGTGCCGTTTGTTGCGCCAACCCAAGTGCCTGATGTATCACCAGCAATTGTGATTGTCTTATATTCAAATGTGTTAGCGGCGCTGATCGTGTAGGTGAACGGATACGCTCGATTACGCGCTTCGTTCTTGATTGCTCCACCAAACGTACCTGTCAGTGAACTTCTTACCCAGAATGAAAGAGTGGTCGTGACGGCGTTTGCGGTTCCGTACATCAAATCGGAAGTGTTAAAACCCTCAATCTTTTGCTCAATGTTGTAAATGTCAGATGTGGTGGTGGCAGATGCCGACAGCGATGTCACCAGCATTGAATTGGAAAATCCAGTTGGCGCAGTTGCAGAACGCTGAACGCTGAATTTATTGGTAGCTGCTCCACCGTTATATGAGTTGCCAGCCCATCGGTCTAAGTTATACGCACCATTAACTTGCGTGTAACTCGCACCAGCGTTCCTCTGGTCAATCACCATCGCGCCGTTGATGATGCGGTTCTTGAAGCCGAAGTTGCTGGACGCATTGAAAACATCAGAGCCGTTGACCCTTGCTGTGACTTCTCCAGTGCCTTTGCCGACCAGCTTCATGCCGATGTTGGTATCACCGCCGGACGCTGTCAATGTCGGTGCGCCACCAGTGGCTGCATTGGCCAGTGTCAACTCATTCACAGCAGACGCTGTAGCCGTCACCTTTAGCAACTCATTGCCGTTGGTGTCAATGACATCGCCAACCAGCTTGAGGCTCTTACCAGATCCAATGTTCAAGCCAACAGATGTACCTGTGCCGGCTGCTGCAAAGATGGCATCTACCGAGTCCAGGTCGGTGTTGATCTTCGTCCCCCAGGTGTCTGTCGATGCGCCTACCTCTGGCTTCGTCAGCAGTAGGTTGGTGGTGGTGGTATCTGCCATGCGTTACTCCTAAATGGATGTCCAAGTCTCTGAATTATCAACGATTGCGACCCAAGTTTCTGCACTGTCGCTGATCGGTGTGTAAGTTTCTGCGCTGTCCGGTATCGCACCCCAGCCAAAGCCAAAGATGATGCCGACAGACCCTGTGGCGCTGTTGCCTGTCAATGCAACTGTGATGACATTGCCAACACTGCCAACTGATCCCGTTGCGCCATTGCCTGTGATTGCTTGGAAAGTGATGACCTCGCTCGGCATCGTCTCCACAGCACCCGTGGCGCTGTTGCCGGTGACCGCTTTTGTGCTGGTGACACTGACAGAGCCGACAGAGCCTGTGGCCGTGTTGCCGGTGACATCAAATGCAAGACTCGGGGTAACGCTGCCAACTGACAAAGTCGCCGCATTGCCGGTGACTGCGTTGGTCGAGGATACCGATACAGAGCCAACAGCACCCGTGGCCGCATTGCCCGTGATGGCAAAGGAAATAGAAACTGCAACTGTGCCGACATTGCCTGTGGCAATTGTCCCGTCTTCTTGGACAGACCTGTCGGCCAGCAAGTTACCAGCAGCACCAGTCGCCTGGTTGCCGCTGATGACAACATTGCCTATCCCGTAAGCACCAAGGCCGTAATAGCCTGTCCCATAAGCAGCCATGCCGCTGCCCCTTGGTTAAGCCAGCCGGATCAGGCCGGTGCTGGCGTCATTAGTGGGCATGGTCAGCGTGAATGTTCCAGCGGTCACAGTCTGTGAGCCAAAGGTGTGGACGCTGACCGCCTTATTCGACTGAGTGCTGTTGTAGATCAGAACAGCATCAAATTCTGTGGACAGCGTGACAGCGCTGTAACTGATGCTGGCGCTTGGGGTCACAAAGGCAGTCGTGCCGCTGGTGCTTGGCGCAGTGCCAAAGGTCACTGTGACGCCGCCGGCAGTGTAGCCCGTGCCTGTCACCTCATTGGTGGAACTGTAGGCCGTGGTGGCCGCATTGACAGTGGCCGAGGCCAAGTACAGCGCAGCCTTGAAGGTGTCGGCAGTCGTTGCCGCACGGATGACGCCAGTGCCAAAGTTGTGATGACCGACAAGCAGTTCACCCTTGAAGCTGGTACACATTGCCTGAGTATTTGCCATGATCTATTCCCTTAAATTTGTTCAGTAATGCCATCAGCAAAAATACCGCGCTTCAGCGCCATGTGGACGGATCGATGCACCAACTCTTCGCCCAGCCAGTACTCAACCCAAGTCGTTGTCTCGGTATCGTTATCCAATGACCCCTCACGCTTTTCA